AAGCAGATGGCAAATGATTTTCAAGATATAAAAGATGATATTTCAGATCTTAAATTTACATTGTTAAACCCAGATAATGGTGTCATAGTAAAGACTAATCAAAATACCCAATACCGAAAAGAACTACAACAAAACGAAGCTGAATTTAGAAATAAGTTAGGTGAAATTGAGGATATCAAACGTTGGAAAGAAAACGTTAGTAGAGCTCTTTGGATAATTTTTGGTATATTAGCCACACTTATTATAAGGGTAATACTAATGCATTCAGAACAAGGATAGTAATATGAAAAAAGCAGATATATTTAAAGCAATAAAAGAAGTCCTAGAAGAAGAAAAACCAGGTCTATGGGCTAACATCAGAGCTAAAAGAGCTAGAGGTGGAAAACCTGCTCATAAAAACTCTAACGCACATAAAGATGCAGTTAAAGCTGGTAAAAAAATAAATAAGAGTAAATAATGTCTATAAAATTAAAACCGTCCACTAAAGAATATAAAAGAGATTCTCGTGGCAAAATAGTAGGTAAAAAGTTTTTTTGGAGGCACCATAATCCAAGTAGTTTCAAAACAGAAGAATTAAAAACAATGTATTCTAATTCTACATATAATAGGAAAAAACATTTAATTCTAAACGAACTTAAAAGAAGAAACGTAGAAGTATAATGACTAGATTAACACTTGCACAGATTATTGGGGAGCTATTAGCTACTGAAAATTATGCCGATGGTAAAGTCAAAGGTAAATCAAAACCTGGCCGTGTAAAAAAGTCTGGTGCTAGTTGTAATGGTTCAGTAACCGATCTTCGTAGAAAAGCTAAGAATGCATCTGGAGAAAAAGCTAAGATGTATCATTGGTGTGCTAATATGAAAGGCGGTAAGAAAAAATGACATTTAACGATATAGACATTGACTGTCTTTATTTAGAATGGCATCCAAAAGTAAAAGAATTTATAACAGGTTTTAAAAAAGAAGATTTATGTAGGTTATTAGAAAATACAGAGACATCTTTATTCTCTCAGCAAAAGTTCAATCAAGTAGTTAATTTATACAATAGTAATTTTAACGAAGAACTATATAAAAAAATTCTTAATGCGAAGGATAAAGCAACATTAATAGATTTACTGAAAGAAAGAGATGGTATTTTACCTAGAGATAGACATCTAGATCTTGACACTATATTTGAATCTGTAGAAAAAAATAACTATCACCCAGCTTTTATTTTTGAACTGAATAATGAAATATTTATAGTAGACGGTAGAACTAGATTATTCTGTTGTGAGGTTCTAAATAAACCTCTTTTAGTTAGAAAATTAACAGATAAAACAATATATGAATATTGTAGAAAATAAATTACGCAGAGAAGCATATTTTTTAGATGCTACAGAAGAGATAGAAACTCTTAAAGATCCTAACTGCGTAGATTTATTTGATCAAAATGGTTACCACCTCACAAAAGCTGAACAAGCATTCCTAACACGTAACGGATACGAACCAATAGTTAGAAGACACGAAGATTGTTTAAGACATGATTGGATTACTTCAGATAAAAGAGATGGTGCACATATTAATCATTGTGACCTATTTGAAAGAAAAGGGTTTAAAGACTGTGCTTTAGTACAATTAGAGGCAATAGCAGAGGACACCAACCCTATGCTGTATAAGCTTGTAAAGATGAAACCTAAATGGGGAATTGATATATCTATAGACTATGTATCAAAAAATAGAGTATTTGAAGTGTTTCATTACGAATGGGATGCATTCAATTATGATGATGTATTAGAAAAAAAACAAGAAATAGAGGAATTTGTTATATCACAAGATTGGGACGATGTAGCAAATAAACTTTGGAATAAAAAAGATGAATGGATTAATTTAAATTTTTTCGAACAGACTGAATGGCGTACTAACTACTTTGGTTTATCACCAGAGAAGTTCAAAAACGTTATTTGGGTTAGTTAATCTATTTATTTATATACGTATATTAAAACAATTTGCAAATGACCTACAAAGAACTTAAGGACCGTTTGTCTAAATGTGAACTTACTTTAAGCAAACTTAAAGACAGTAATACTATTGGTTCAACTAAAGACATTAAGAATAAGGTTCAACAACTCACATTACTTAAAGAATCTTTACAGATTCAACTAGCAGAAGCAGACAAAGGTGTTGTTTACACCGATGATGAAGATACTGCAAAAGATTTAGCAGATGATGGAGCTAATGTAAAGTTAACAAAAGAAGGAGAAGGAGTTAAGTTTAGCGTAGACGAAACAAAAGCTATTGCCAAAAGTGTAGGTGAATCAGTAGCCCTTGCTGTAAAGAACTTAGGTGATGAAATAGCTCATATGAAAGCTACTAATATAGAAGAAAATTCCTTTGATATTAATATTGAATATAGAAATGATAACGAAGATTCATTCTCTTTCTATATAAAAGAAGATAGCTTACACTTACAAGACTTTTCTTTCGATAAAGAATTAACAGATGTAGGAGTTAAGCCTTCTGGAGAGGCACAAGTAAATGTAGAACATCTAGCTAATGAACTAACAAAACATTTTAAATCTATGAATGAAAAAGTAGATTCAAAAGATAAACCAGAATTAAAGAAACTTTCTAAAGCACTCTCTAATTCAGTAAAAGCTCACTTAGACCAAAAAAAATCACTAGATAAAGCTATTAACACAGAAAGTGAAGTATCAGAAGCTCCTGATGATATGTATTACATTAAAGTTAAAAAAACTGACAAAGCAAGTCAAAATGCTTTACAAGATGCAGTTGAAACTTTCCACCACCCTGTTAAATTTGCTGATATAGTAGATGATGATGGAGCTGGTAATGTAATATTTTACCTACATAAAAGAGATTATCAAGAAGGTATGGAGGATGATATAGTGGGTAACGGTGTGCAGATAGTTGATACTAATATGCCATTAGATGAAACTCTACCAGTAGGGCAAAAAAATGTATTCCATCATATTGGAATAGGATATCTTAAAGGATTTAATAGAGAACACTCTCTAACTAAAGATGAGTTAGAAGTACTTGGTAAAAGAATCGTTAAACAACTCTACAAAGGAAATATAGAAAAAGCAAAAGCTAAATTTATAAAAGAAGCTGACGAAACAGATGATTACGGAAGACCTCATGTAGATCCAAAAGGTTCAAGAACGTTTTTAGAACCAGATGAAATGTTACCTCATAATAGATTTAAAAAGATGGCTCAAAAAGAAGATACAGACGTAGGACATGTAGATGACGAACCAGATATGTTACAAGCAACTGCTTATGAAATTGCAACTTATGCTGCTAAGTTATCTAAAAAATTAGCTAAGTATGATGCACACGATGGAGAAGTAGATTTTCCAAACTGGTGGCAAGCTAAATTAATCTTAGCAAAAGATTATATGTCTAAAGCATATCACTATTTAGATTCAGAAGAAAAGCAACCTGCATTAGATCAATTAGCTTTAGAAAGCTTTATTAAAGAAGGTAGAGGTGATATGGATACTATAGTTAATCTTATTAATGATAGAGCAGCTGAATCAGGTTTTAGCGAAGCAGAAGAAGCAGAAGAAGTAATAGAAGCTATTCAAGACCACTACAACCTAGATATGTACGGTAAAATGAAAGGTAAAGAAGTAGGAGAAAATTTAACATATAAAGAACCAAAAGGTATTGATAAAGTAGCAGGAGGTATTCCTTATAGAAGAGAAGGTAATAAGTTTATTATTTCTATGTCTTTACCTGATGATGTTAAAGAACGTTTGTTAGCTAAAGCTAAAAAGAATGGATTTCAAGCAGCACCTAATCAAGCAGGTGGAATCACTGTAATAGCAAAAGACAATGTGAATGAAGTAGATGAAGATAGGTTTGTAAGAGCAGCTTTCGAAGACTTAGAACAAGTAATAAGAAATCTAGCTCACACTGCTAATATATCAGAAGATGAAGCATTAGAAATGGCCATTAGGAAGCTAGAAGCTATGTTAGATGGAAGAGACGATATGGAAGAAGATAACAATCCAGTACCTCAAGGCAAACATATCAAAGTAGATGATATGCAGTTTATGCACGATCAGATAGTTAGTCGAATGAAAATGCTTGCTAAAATCTACAAAGAAAAAGGACCTGAAGCAACTGTAATGTTAGGACCTAATAATGATAGAGAAGTTAAAGTAGTAGATACTCTTAAAATTTTAACTCAAAAGAAAAGAGAATTAGAAGATGCTTTACAAAATAAAGTAGCAGGTATAGGTAAAGATCAAGAATTAGATGAAGCTGGTCCTGGATTTAAGCATGACTGTGCTGCTAAAGTAGTTCATGAAAAATACGGTAAAGGTAATACCATTCCAGAAAAACATACCTTAGTAAAAGAAGGTAACAAGTATGTAGTTACTCATTACGACGTTTTATTTGAAAACGGAAATACAGTATTAGATATACCAGTTAACGAGTTAAAGATAGAAACTACTAACGAACACTGGCATAAAGGGTACAAAAAGAAAAAGAAGTAATATGCACAAGTTAGAAAAACTTATATTAGAGTCATACGCTCAAATAGACGAAGAGACTCTAAAGCCAAAAGATCTGCCTGCAGCTTTTAAAGCAGCTATAGAAAAACGTCACGGTCCTTTGCACCCACATGATTTCTTTACTCAAGATATGACCCGTTATATGAAATTTGACGGTGAAAATAAAAAAACTGGTCAAATAAGTCATAAGGTAATAGCAATACCTTCTTTTGATAAAATGTATACTGATTATAGTGATATTGTTCAAGACATAAAAGTCTTAATGAGAGATAAAGATGTCAGAACTGATAAAGCTGCTAGAGAGTTATTTGAATTAATAAAGACTAATTTTAGAAAGCTACAAAGGTACCTAAGAATAGAACGTCCTGATCAATATGCACTTATTAGAAGTAGAGCTACATTAGAGTCTTTACATGAAAGTTTTCAAATACATGCTAGTTTGATAATAGAATCTATGCTAGATGAAGTAGAAGATGAGGAACCAACACCAGAAGAAGAACCAGATACTACTGCAGGAGAAGAGACAGTGTTAGAAGATGCTACCGATAAAATATTAGGTAGATTTCCAACTGTTAAAGCAGCCATAGTAAAGTTACAAACTGAACAGTTTAAGGAATTTGTAGAATCTATTGATTGGATATCTCCTAGACCATCATCATTTAGAGTGAACCTCAAGAATGGTCAAGACTATATACTTAAATGGACAGGTAAAACTTTTGAAGCTCAAATATTAGGTAAGAAATATATACTTTCTAATATAGCAGAATATCAACAAGCATTAGATAAATTAGCAATACTATATAAAGAAGCACCAATGACTGGAGCTGGAGATGGTGAACCTGCTGATACTGACACCGGCGGCGGTGGAGGTGGAGGAGGTGAATTTCCTGGTGAAGAAGGAGGAGCAGAAGGTGGAGAAGAAGACTTTGAAGCTGATGATGCAGGAGGAGAAGAAGGAGCTGATTTAGGAGGTGAAGAAATAGATTTTGAAGAACCATCAGAAGAACCAGAAGCATAATGGAAGTTACAGATAAACTATACACAGAGTGGGCTTGGAGAACTAAATCAGGTATTCCTGATATAAATAACTCAGATGATAAAGCTATTTTAGATCAACTAGTGTTAGAACTAACAGAAGCAGATGAATTATCAGATAAAGACCTTCAGAAAAACTTAATAAGTATAATTAGTAATACTACAGATGTTGATACATTAAAACGTATTATGAAGTATGCTAAGAATATTGGTTACGGTGATAGTATGAAAACCTACCTTGAATCTAAAAATTTAAGTAGAAAAGATATACTTTACTTTCAATCATTATTATCCGATTTAGGTAAGACAGGAGAGTTTGCAAAAATAGCATCTAATCCTCCTACATTCGATAAAGGTGGTAGTAACTACTTTAAACAAATACCTGGATTTACTTCTGACGAATTAAAATCACTCTATGGTGATATGAAAGATTCGATACAAGGAACAGTTTCTTTAGGACCAGGTGAAGCATTTTTATCTGTCTTTTTTAAGAATATAGAAAAAGCACAAGCTAAAGGAGACTTAAAGATAGATGGAGAAGAAGTAGAGCTTAAATCACGTACAAGTAATACAGGTGCTTTAGTTGCACCTAGTTATGTCGTAAGAGGTAAGTCTACAGAATTAATAAAAGATTTAGTTAAGGTATCTAATAAGTTTAGTCTTGACGGTGATGCTGCACAAGAGTTAACAAATTACCTGACAACAAAAGGTACTTCTTGGCCTTACAAAGTAGATGGTTTATATAAATCCATTATACAAGCAGGGTTTAATAGATCATCAGCTAAAGATAGAATTACTAAAACTGTTTCTTCTTGGTATAGAAATAAACTAAAGTTAGATGTAAGTTCATTTTTTACAGATAATGAGTTTAAATCTGGTGAGTTTGTAATATCATTAGCAAAACAACTTGCTAGAGATTACTTTAACGAACATAAGTTTGATGGTTTTATGATTTCTGACAATCTAGGTAACTTTAAATTTTACAATGGTGGTAGTTTTGTAGATGCAATTGGTAGTGATTTAAAAGCAGCTAATCCATCGGATTTAGTACCTAGAATAAAAGTCTAAAAATGAGTTATGTCAAAAGATATAAAAAAAATAATTGCACAAGAGTATATAAAGTGTGCAAAGGATCCGGCTTACTTCATGAGAAAGTATTGTCATATCCAACACCCTACCAGAGGTAGAATCTTATTTAATCTTTATCCATTTCAGGATAAAATACTACACTTATTTAGAGATGAACAGTATATCATTACTCTTAAGTCTAGACAGTTAGGTATATCAACTTTAGCTGCTGCTTATAGTTTATGGTTAATGTTGTTTCATAAAGATAAGAACATACTTGCATTAGCAACCACTCAAGCAACAGCTCGTAACCTTGTAACTAAAGTAATCTTCATGTATGATGAGTTACCAAAATGGTTAAAGCTACCTTCTGTTGAAAAAAATAAACTATCTCTTAGATTAAAGAATGGATCTAAAGTACAAGCTAAATCATCCTCACCTGATGCTGCAAGATCTGAAGCGGTATCATTACTACTTATGGATGAGGCTGCATTTATAGATAACGTAGATGATACATTTACAGCAGCACAACAAACCCTAGCTACCGGTGGTCAATGTATGGCATTATCAACTCCTAATGGTGTTGGTAACTGGTTTCACCAAACATGGGAAAAAGCAGAGACAGGAGAAAATAGTTTTGTACCTATAAGGTTACCTTGGACAGTACATCCTGAAAGAGATCAAAAATGGAGAGAACAACAAGATGCTGATCTAGGTCCTAGAATGGCAGGTCAAGAATGTGACTGTGATTTCTTAGCATCTGGTGATACAGTATTTGAACCTGAAGATATGTCATTCTATGAAGAAACTTATCAGAAAGATCCTTTAGAAAGAAGAGGAGTAGACGGTAATTTA